AAACAAGGAAATAATTTAGTTTCTAATTCAAATATTTTTTTACATGTTTTAAATTCTTTACTTCCATCTGCTTTAGTTTTTGTGTATAATACTTCGTCTAGTTTTTTTTCAAATAGCTCCCACAGTTTTAATGTTAAGTTAACATCTTGCTCTGCATAATCTTTTACTAAATGATGGGGTAGTTTGTGCATATTAGACATTGGATCTTTTATCATTCCATTAGACCACTCTAAAACTTTTTCAGCTAAATCATATTTGTATTTAGATTCTTTTAAATAATCTTTACTTATAGAATCTAAAGAATATCTCATTCTAGTTTCATCAATAACAGAAGCTGCAATCATGGTATCTAACAATTTACCTTTTAACATTTGTCCTGTAGCCGATCTAATCCAACAGACATCATACATAGCATTATGAAATACCTTAGTTATGTCCTTGTTTTGAAATACTTTTTCATTCAAATAATTCCAAGTTTCTTTTGTATTTAAATTATCTGTCATGTGATGAGCAATAGGAAAATAAAAAGTTTGATTTTTGGTAGCTATAGCTATGCCGGTAACAAAACCGTCTTTTCTAACTGCACCTGATCCTTTTGTTTTTAAATTAGGATCATATGTTTCTAAGTCAATTGCAACAGTATCTATACCTTCTAAATTTAACTCACTGAGCTGTGGAACAGTACACATTATTTATAATCCCTTTCTATTATCATTTCTAAGTAGTGAATAGCTTTCTCTATATCTTTTAACTCTCCTTTTGCCTTATGTCGACAAATATATTTAATTGCATTTCCTTCTGCAAAAAGTAATTTATTTTTATTAATAAATTCTGCTGGTTGAACCAGCATATCTTTATAATGTGTTCCTCCTACTTGTCTATCGGATGCTTTGATTTTCATTCTTCCTTCCTAATGTTAGTTTTCTTTGGGTTTGTAAACTCCAACAATCAAATATTCCTCGACTGTAGGCTGTGTAGGCTAGTCTTAATTGAGTAAACCATTTTTCGTGCCTGGTCATAGTGTGGTCTACAATAACATTATCAAATGTTAAACCTTTTACCTGGTGTATATTACCATATTTAATTTGAATTTTTTTATCGTAGTCAAAACCTTTAGCTATTATTTTTTTAATATAAATTAAATTTTCTTTAGTTGTTTTAGATGGAACTCTGACTAAATCAAAATCTGTGTATTGTTTACATTCAGGTTTTAAAAGACTTTTACTAATTAAATTATCAACTGTGTAATCCTCTTTTAACCATCCCTCAAAAACTTTAGGATCCTTTTTTCCTCTAACAATAACTTTACTACCCATGTAGTCCCAAAAGTTTTTTACTTGTGTAAGACTGACCGGCTTACCTTTTATAAACTCTGGCCATACATGGTGGGCTCTTATTTCTTTTTTGGATACGTGTGCTGTGTTGCTAACATGGGCATATTCTAAACCATGATAATCAAAAAATTTTCTACAACGAGTGTCTCCAGGTGTACCTCTAAAAGTAAATAAAAATGTTTGATTAGTATTGCGTATTTTATCTAATAATATATCTAAATGACTCGAACCCTTTAGATTAGCTAAATAATAACTGTTTCCTTTAATAACTTCTCCTATATGTCCCATAGCGTGCCTCTCAGTGTATGTGGCCGGTGTCCATACCCTATGAGACCCATAATGGTCCCAAATAGGTTTTATGATCTTCTTACAAAGAGTATTTATAGCTTCGCTACATCTTTTACCTTCTTCTAATTCGTGGTAGGGATTTGCTGCTAATTTATGAAAATACTCTGCATCTGATCCTGCATACTCAAATAAAGTTTGATCAGCATCTCCAACTAAATAATAATGTCCTTCTTTTACATTAGTTGCCATCTTATCAAGAGCTTTTCTTTGAGGTACATTACTATCTTGACATTCATCTATAATAATTGCATCTACATCTGGACACTTTACATCTGGATGTAAAAACTTTTCAACCATATCAGTAAAGTCACATCTTTTTGGAATTGAATTTTCTTTATATTCTTCATAAATTGGAAGTAATTCTTTAATCATTGGGAGAGAATAAGGAGCGTAATTTGTTTGATCACAAATCCTCCAATACTCATCTAAAGTTAAACCTCTTCCAGCTGCATCTGATCTAAATTTATATAAAGAATGCTTATCTACATCTCCTGAAGAATCTTTCGCAAATAATCTGTTTTGTAAAATTAAATTTTTATGATCCTCGTATTCAAATATTTCTTTTTTTAAATGTCTTTTCTTACAGTAACTATGAATAGTACAAATTTTATATTTCATACTTTTATCTGTAAAACCTCTTTCTTTCATTTCTGGTATTTTTAAAATTGCAGCTCTAATTTCATTAGCTGCTACATTAGTGTGAGATAATATAATTATCTTATCTGGATGATATTTAGGTAGTAACTCCTTTTGATAAAGGTCCACTATATATTCGTGGGTTTTACCTGTACCTGGAGGCCCAGCTATAAATCTAGGCTCTATCTTTTTCAAATTCATTTGTTAATTCCTTATTGTTTTCTGTTGATTTACCTTCCAAAATTATATCTTCATTTTCAATCTCCGGCTCTTCTATTACCCAAGAAACTAAAGATTTATTTTTGTGTTTTCCCGTTTTTTTTCTAGCTTTTAATATGTCTTGAATTTTCATAACAAGATCTACTCTTTTATAATTTACTTTTTGAACTTGTAAGTAATCTTCAAAACTGTCTAAATTAAATTCTAGTTCATCTGCTAGTTGATTTAAATAAGGCATGTTGTAATTAGCCAGTTCTTTTTTATCAGTGTACGCTTTTGATAATTTAATATAATTAGTAAAATATTTTTTAAATACTAAATTATTATTTGCTTCATCTACATAATCTTTTGATTTAGTCCTAGATTCAAAATTCATTCTCATTATTTCTTCAAATTGAGTAGCCTTCATTTTGGGAAGCCAAACTTGAGCTTGAGTTACAACAGCATCATAAAACTTTGCCTGGTTCATAAGCGTTGGTCCATCAACAACAATTGTCTTAGTAAAAGGTTCTCCTTCTAATTTACCTTTTACTTTTATTTTGTATCTGTCTTGGCCATATTCAACAATCTCGCCTATGGAGTCATCAGCTATTTGTTTAACTTCAACTAATGATTTATCTTGAACACCAATCCAACTAAATATTGTTGCAATACTTTCAGTTCGACATTCAATTATTTCTGCAAGTTTTGGCATACCAAAAGGTTTTTTAGATTTTCTAGTTGTTGACCCTTTAGTTTTTCTATTTTCAGATTCATCGTCATTAGATTCTACTGCAATGTCATAAATAAAATCATTAATTTCAGTGTCATCCCAATCGGTTTGCTTAATTAAAACTCCAGCGATAGCCGTACAATATTCATCTCTTTGACCTTTAGGTGCATATAAAATAGATAGAGCAGTAGCTAAAGCTATCTTTCTTAAAATTTTATTTAAGTTACCAACATATTCATTGAAACCTCCGTACTTTTCCCATCTTACATATTCTCTATCTTTACTATGTAATGATCCTGGAACTATTGTGTAACATGTTTCTGTACTTCTTATTTCACATAAGCATTGTCCATGTACAGCATGTTCAACATATCTTTTTAATTCGTTTGGTAATGAGAATTTTTGTGCAGGTAATTTTCCTTTAAACCAGTAATGACTAGCCGGATTATGTTCTCTACCGGATATAGTGACACAATTTGTTAAATATTTATTTGCAAAAACTTTTGCACGACTATTATCAAGATCTAAATCAACTGTGTTATCTAACCTTAATCCTATTTCTTTGTCTGAGTATTTGTTTTTCCATTCTTCTTTCGTTATTTTAAAATTTGGATCACTCCATTTTTTTACGGTAGGTCTCCCTACCTCACATGGAACCAAAATATATCCGAGATTGTACCAATCTTCGTAAGTAATTGGGCCTTTATTTATATTTTTAATTTCTTGCATAATTTTATTACGGGCGGATCCACTCTCGCTTAGCCGCCCATTCCCTAGGAACTTATAAAACTATTTTTTCAGGTTTTGGTTGTTCTTGATTTTCAGGTTTAGCTGCAATATCGCCAGCGCTTACACGCTCTCCGAAATTTTTAGCCATATCATAAACACCTTTATCTGATACCGGACCAACTTGTGATACGTCCCATCCAAACCATGTTCCTTTGTCATTTGACATTTGAACAGTCTTTAGTTTGTAAATGTGGCTATATGTTGGCGGTGTAAACATACCATTTTTACCTTGTAGTTTAATTCCCATCATCATTGAGTTCCATTTTCTACTAATTTTTAATTGAGTAGCTCTCATAGAAATCAATGCTGTTGTAGGGGATTTTCCTAACATAAGCACAAAATGATTTGCTGTGTTTTCAATATAATTACCGTTAGGTAATCTATCTTTGTAAGATTTATCACGAGTTGTTTTACTCATGATATCACTATCAGCGTTGTGAATTGCAACTGGAGCACCAGTACTGGCTCCCCTATCTTGCCATTCTACTAACTGTCTTTGATAATGAACAGGAATAATCTCAACACCTTTAGCGCCATCAAAAAATTGACCGCTAACTGTATTAAATATCATACCAGGTTCAGCACCTACTTTATATTTTGCATGGGCCTTATTAACTTCTGGTGATAGTTGTCCTAACACCTTTAGAAAAGGTAATGCAAGATCTTCTTGCGACATATTTTCTACGCCGGCATTTGCATCTGCTTCAAACATATTTGTAGCTAATGCGCCTGCTTCTTCTTTTTTTATTACTTGGTTCATGTTTATTGTTTCCTTTTTATTGTGGTTTTATTTCCAACGAATACGTTGAAAAGTTCGGTCGGCAGTTCCTTACCCGCCTCAATACGCTCCCGAACTAGCGCTTTGAGAGTCATGGGCTCAACCTTCAACTTTTGTGTCGGTTGATACCCACGCTCTGATGCAAGAGCAGCATAATCAGCTGCCTTGTTATCTTCGTTGCGACCAAAAGATACGGATATCTCGTTTTTGATTATATCTCCTAGTCCATTGGTACGAAGCCAGTTAAACGCAGCATCTCTATTAGCAATAGTAATGTTTGCGCTATAATTTGGTTTAACATCTACTGAAGAACCATCCATTAATTTAAGTTGAGATAAACCCATCTCAGCCATCATCGTTGGAATTACTTCTCCTGATAAATGTTCAAAATTTTTCTTTTTTTGTTTTAAATCTTTTTCTAATAATTGTACTTGTTGATCTAAAATATTTAGTTTTTCTACTTGGTCAGCTAAGGACTGAATATTTTCAGTTTTACTTAACATTTTTTCTTGGTCTGCTTCAAAGTCTATTTTATTCATCTATCTTTCCTCTTTCATATAAGTTAATTTGAATAGGATAATATTTTCTTTCTTGTTTATCCCATTTAAGTAGATTGTATCTACCATTTGTCATGTCAGAAACTATTGAACACGCTACACCAATAATTGCAGGATCTCCAGTTAATAATAAATAATCTTCTGATGTAAAATCTTTTAAAGCTTTTCTAAGTTTAAAAATTAATGGACCAGGAGAAAATATTATTTGTGAAAGTTCCGGTAATAAAAAAACAAACTCACCATATTCTGATGCGCCCATAATATTTATTTTAGGTCTACCTTCCGCAGTACCAGCAATCATTTGAATGACGTAAACTTTATTTTCTTTCATGCTTGACAATATAGTCATAAATGTTATGTTGTCAACTAGAAAGAAGAAAAATTATGAACTATAAATTTAAGACAAAACCTTATGCACATCAAATGACTGCATTAGAAAAATCATGGAACAAAGAAAGCTATGCTTATTTTTTAGAAATGGGTACAGGTAAAACAAAAGTATTAATAGACAATTTAGCTATGCTTTATGACAGAGGTAAAGTTAATGGCGCTTTAATTGTAGCTCCTAAAGGTGTTGTTGGTACTTGGTATAGTAATGAATTACCAACTCATTTACCGGATCATATAGAAAATGTGACCGTATTATGGCAAGCAAATATAACTAAAAAACAACAGGAAAGTTTAGATACTTTATTTC